TCACCCAATTTTTTTATCGAGAAATAAGTATGATTTATTTAAGTATATTTTTAATAATTGTAAGTATTATTCTTTTTATAATTGGGTATAAAAATCTTACTTTAGCAAAACAAATTAAAAATACTAAAGAACAAGATTTAATTCAAACAAAAGAAAAAATACACCAAGCTCAACAAGAAATTAATAATCTTTACTATGAGAAAACAAAGTTATTAGAAGATATAACAAAAGAAAAACAAAATCTTGCAGTAAACTATGAAAATGAAAAAAATAAAATTTCTGAGCAAATAAAATTATATAAAGATAATACTTCTTATGCTAGTGAACAATATTTGCACACTCTAGAATTAAGTTATGAAAAAGCAGAGTTAGATTATTATAATAATTTGAAAGCTTTAGAAGAGAAAAAAATCGCAGCGACTACAGAACTTGAAAAGATAAGAAGTGCATTAAATGCAGCTACAAAGGCGCAACTCCGCGAACGAGAAAAAGAAGAGAAACTTCAATTTTATAAATTATCTCTTTCTACTATTGATTTAGAGGATGTTGAAAAATTAAATACAATAAAATTATCTTTACATCAACCTGTTGTTTTGAGCAAATTGATTTGGTCAACTTATTTTTTAAAACAATCTACAGAAATGTGTAATCGTATTTTAGGAAATAAAAAAATTTGTGGTATTTATAAAATTACAAATTTAAAAACACAACAGTGTTATATTGGACAGTCTGTTGATGTTGGTCAAAGATGGAAAGACCACATTAAATGCGGTCTTGGAATAGAAGCTTCCGCAACTAATAAACTTTATAAAGCAATGCAAAATGATGGAGTGTGGAATTTTACTTTTGAACTTTTAGAAGAGTGTTCAAGAATAGATTTAAACGAAAAAGAAAAATTCTGGATTGAGATGTATCAATCTGATAAACTAGGTTATAACTCAACAAAAGGAAATAATTAAATGGGAAAGATAATAATTAGCGAAAGAACAGTTAAAGACCCAATTACTTTAATTGGTGAGATGGCAGGAGTTTGTTATGGAGCTCCTACAGATGATGCTCAAAAAAATTATAAACGTGGTATTCATAATTTGGAATCTGGTCATGGTAGAACATGGGAATTTCCAGATGTATATCTTACTCTTGATGGATATAGCGCCAGAGTAATGCGGGAATGGTATACTCATATTGGAGGCGCTCCAACTAGACTACAAGCATCTACAAGATATATTGATTATGCAAATGAAGGTTTTGAATATATTATTCCTCCTTCTATTGCTAAAAATCAAAAAACTAAAGACATATGGGATAGATTAATGGCAACTGTTAATGGAGTATTAAATGATTTGGAAGAAACATATAATATTCCACATGAGGATACAGCAAATGGACTTCCGCTTGGTATGACAACAACAGTAGTTTGTAAAATAAATCTTCGTACTTTAATAGATATGTCTCATCAAAGAATGTGTACTTGTGCATATTGGGAGTATAGAGAACTTTTTAATGATTTATGTAAAGCTTTATCAGATTATTCTGAAGAATGGGCAAAGCTAGTTAAAGAGCAGTTTAAACCTAAATGTGAATTTATGGGACATTGTAACGAAGGCAAAAGAAGTTGCGGAAAACAAACTTTATAGTTTTACTAATTGATTTACTAATTAAAATATGTTATAATATAAATATAATGAAAAACATATTAAAGAAAGGTAATTAGTAATGACAAATAAAGAAAAATTTATTAATTTTATTCAGAAAGAAGTCTTCGACCATGAAGATATTTATATGGAAGGAGATGCTGAAACTTGGGAGGCTGTGAAACAATATTGGAATGATTTTTGTTCTGCTAAAACAGCTCCTAAACCAGAACTTACTGAAAATGGTAGTAAGATATTAAAATATATGCAAGAAACTTGTGACAAATTTAATAATATCTTTAAATCAAAAGAGATTGGAGAAGGTTTATTTATGCCATCTCGCTCGGTATCTGGCTCAATGAAAAAACTTATTACGGAAGGTTTTGTTGAGAAAATTGGTTCAGACCCAGTAGCATATGCTATTACAGAAAAAGGTAAAAATAAAGTAATCTAAGTAAAATTTGACACAATTAAAAATTTTTGATATAATATAAATATGAAATAAATTTGATTTTAAGAAAATATAAGGAGATAAAATTAAATGAGAAAGAATATTAATACAGAACATATTGAAGGTAGAATTTATCAACACGATTTAGCAGTAAAAACAGTTCAGAATAATGCGTCTGCAAATTTTGGAAAAGAGTTTATTTCTGGTACTCTTGATATTGCAACAGATGAAGAAGGTTGTAATGTATTAACAGTACATTTTACTTATGTAACTGAAACAACTAAAAATGGTGGAAAAAATTCAACTTTTGTAGCTTTACAGAAAATTATTAATGAAGGAAAAGCATGGATTACTGATGGAAAAGATGCAGCTACAAAAGTAAAGGTTGATACTGCTTTAGCTTTAAATGATTTTTATGCTCAAGATGATTCTCTTGTATCTGTAAAAACCAATGAAGGTGGATTTGTAACATTAGTTAATGAGCTATGTGATGTTTCTGAAAGAAATACATTCCAGGCAGACATGGTAATTACAGCAGTTGTAAAAACAGAAGTTGATGAAGAGAAGAATATTAAAGAGCCTTTCGTAACTCTTAGAGGAGCAATTTTTAACTTTAGAAATGATTTACTTCCTATTGATTTTGTTGTAAGAAACGAAGCAGGTATGAAGTATTTTGAAAACTTAGAAGTTACTAATGCGTCTCCTGTATATACAAAAGTATGGGGTAAAATTACTTGTAATACTTCTACTATTGAAAGAACAGAAGAATCTGCTTTTGGTGAGGCGGCTGTTAAAACTTATGAAAGAAAAACTAAGGAATGGGTAGTTACTGGAACTGCAAAACTTCCTTATGAGTTTGGTGATGAACAAGTTTTAACTGTTGATGAATTAACAAAAGCATTACAAAATAGAGAAGTTTACTTAGCAGATAAAAAGAAAGCTAATGATGAATACAAAGCATCAAGAGCATCTACAACTCCTGCGGCAGCTTCTTCACCTGTTCCAACCGCAGCTAAAGGAACATTTAATTTTTAATATAAGGGATTAATATCCCTTATATTACTTTGATAATAGAAATAAGGAGAGAAAGATAGAAAATGATTGATTTATTAAATATCGTTCCTCACCAAGTAAGTCGCGATTTAAGAGGATATTCAGTATTCTTTTATGGTGAGCCAAAGAGTAAATAATACCGCTCTCTTTATAGGTAACTATAAAGCAAACATCGCAGAATAAACGGGAAGAGCCTTTAAATAGGCAAATCCGAGTGGAAGTTATATTTTAAAAAATATAACACACGCAACGCATAGTTTTTGAAACTAATATTTATGAAAGGAGTATGTACCGCATATGGACATCCAAGAAATAATTAAATTATATAATGAAGGAAAATCATTAAGTTTTATTGCAAATAAATATAACACTTATGGAACAAAAATTAAATCTATTCTTGAAAAAGAAGGAATTAAAATAAGAACGAGAGCAGAGCAAAATAGAATTACAAATCAAGAAAGAGGGAAAAAAGTTAATCATCACTATTTTGATAATATTGATTCTAATCAAAAAGCCTGGATATTAGGTTTCCTCGCGGCAGATGGAAATATAGCATCTGACAGAAATCGTATAAAAATAGGCTTAAGTTCAGTAGATAGACAAATATTAGAGAATATTAAATTAGCTTTAGAAAGTGAAAGAGATATTTTAGATTATGAAACAAATAATGGTTTTAATATATCTGAATTATCTTGGAGTAGTGGGAATCACAAAATACAACTTGCTAAATATGGAATAGTTCCAAATAAAACTTATAAAGAAATGCATTTACCAAATTTTGATTTAGATAAGCAATTAAGTTTTATTTTAGGATATTTTGATGGAGACGGTTGTTTTAAAGATGATGGAACAACTTGTAGATTTGAAATTTGTTCTTATAGACCAGAATTATTAGAAGATTTTGCTCAAGTATTAAATAATTTTTGTAATAGTGATAAAAAAGTATATAAAGACAATAGTAGAGAAAATTATTATACATTAACTTATTCTACTAAAGATGCAAGAAAAATTCTTGACAAATTATATACTCTTGGACCAAGTAATATGTTTTTATTAAGAAAATATGAAAAATATAGACATTGGTTAGAAAAAAATAAAATTTATGATAGTCCACATTGTTTATTATAAATATTAGAATATAATAAAACCACGAGTCTGCGACTTCCTTTAGACTAGGGAAGAGAAGATATGCTAAACTGGGTTGGAATTGACCAACCGATGACCTTAATATTAGTTGTTATTAAGGAAATGAGAGTAATTTCCAGAGTGTAAGATAAAAAACTTACAGTTAATAACCATTGGGTAAAACAACTATTGCAACAAAATTTCCAAGACATATGCTTTTAGCTTTTGAAAAAGGTTATAATGCTATTCCTGGAGCAATGGCTCAACCAGTTAATTCTTGGGCGGAATTTAGAAAAGTATTAAAACAGTTAAAAGATGAAAAAGTAAAAGAAAAATTTGAAACTATTATCATTGATACTGTTGATATTGCATATGACCTTTGTGAAAAATATATCTGCGCTAACGCAAAACGTTCTGATGGCGGTTTTGGTGTAGATGCAATTGGAGACATTCCTTTTGGTA